GTAATTGCTTCTGGTGATGAAATAACAGGAAATACATTTACTAAAGATTATTATACGTCAAGTTATTCAAACGGGAATTTAGCAAGAAACTAATATGATACAGACTGGATTTGAATCTAGAGTCAAGGTTCAACAAATCATTGAGAGCCAACTTCCAAGTTTCATATTGGATGAAAATCCAAATGCATCCGAATTTTTAAAGCAATATTACATATCACAGGAATACCAGAGTGGACCAATAGATATTGCTGAAAATCTTGATCAATATTTAAAATTAGATAATCTTACACCAGAAGTAGTCGTTGATAGTAGTACTCTATCTTCCGATATAAATTCCAGTGAAACTAATATTTCTGTTTCAAGCACTAAAGGCTTTCCAAGTAAGTATGGTCTTTTAAAAATTGATGATGAAATCATTACATATACTGGAATAAGTGGAAGTACTTTTACAGGATGTATTCGTGGTTTTAGTGGAGTTACAAGTTACCATCAGGAATTAAATAAGGAAGAATTAATATTTTCATCATCATCTGCAGCACAACATTCAAGTAATGCTAGTGTACAAAATTTAAGTTCCCTATTTTTAAAGGAATTTTATAAAAAGTTAAAGTATACTATTTCGCCAGGACTAGAAAATGCAGATTTTACTAGTGAATTAAATGTAGGTAGGTTTTTATCTAGAATTAATGATTTTTATTCTGCAAAAGGTACGGATGACTCTATTAGGATTCTCTTTAACGTACTTTATAATGAGACACCAAAAGTCATAAATTTAGAAGATTACTTACTTAAACCATCATATTCTGATTATCAAAAAGAAGAAGTAGTAATTATAGAAAAAATATCTGGAGAAAATCCATTAAACTTAAGTGGACAAACCATTAAAAAGTTTAATGATGATTCTACCAGTGCTGCGGTTTCTTCTGTAGAACCATTTGTAAGAAAACTAAAGCAATTTTATAAGTTAAATTTATTTGTTGGAAATAGCGAATTTTCTGCAATAGAAGGAAATTTTACTATTACACCAAGTACAAAAACAACTAACACATCAAGTGTATCTTCATCCGTAATTACTGTAGATTCCACTATTGGATTCCCAGATAGTGGAATCTTATACATTGGAAATAATGAGGTTGCATATACAAGTAAATCTATCAATCAATTTTTAGGATGTTCTGGAATTGAAGAAGAAGTAGTTAAAAACTCTTTGGTTAGAAATGATGAGATTTATTATGGTTATGAAAATGGAGATCTAACTAAAAAAGTAGAATTTAGAATTCTTGGAGTTTTATCCGATTTTTCATCCACAACAGAAAATGTAAGTGTATATGAAAATGACATAATAACACTTAGAAATTTGGGAGATAACATTAAAAATCCTTTAGAAAAAACTTATAAAGAAATTTTTGCAAATTCTTGGATTTATAATACATCTGCAAGATACAAAGTTTTATCTGTAGGTTCTAATTATCTTTTAGGAAGCACTATCGATAGATCTAGTTTGAAGGTTGGAGATAGAGTAGAGCTCCTAGAAAGAGATACTGATATTTTAGTGTCTGAAAGTAATGATCCTCATATTTCCGAAATATCTTTTAATACAGTAAAGATAGAGGGAACTTTTGCCACAGTTTCCGGCAAAGAATATGATTTAAGAAGAAAAGTTAATACAGCGTATAGTTCTGGTGTTTCGATTGAATATGGAAACGATAAAATAACCTCAGATATCCAAAATTTATACAGTGATAGGGATGAGTATGCATATATTGCTTCAAATTCTCTGCCATCTGGAGTTATTCCTGGATTTACATATCCTTACAGATATAATATAACTACAAATATCAAAAAAAGTTCTATATCATCAGAAGCATCTTTATTTAATTTTGATGGATCTTTGTGGAATACAATTGGTTTTTCAGAGTCAGCACCATTTTTGACCGGAGATAAGATTTACTACCAACCATCAGGAGAACCTCTGTCTGGGTTGAGTACTGGAACTTACTATGTTGAAGTTCTACAAGACAATAAAAAAATTAGATTATATTACAGCCAAGCGTCTATTGATGGATCTTCCTACATTAAATTTGGATCATCTTCTCCTTTTGGAACTCATGATTTTACATTATTTTCCCAAAGAGATGAGGAAATCGGAGTTCAAAAAATACTTAAAAAATTCCCTCTAGAGAAAAATATTAAATCTCCTGGAAAAGAAACAACACCTGGTTCTACAGGAATGTTGATAAATGGTGTAGAAATTTCAAACTACAAATCATTTGATAAAGTTTATTATGGACCACTAGATTCCATTGATGTTTTATTTGGTGGAGAAGGGTACGATGTTATAAATTTACCGCTTATAGATATTTCAACAGGAGTTACTGCAGCGGCTGCACAACCAGTCATTAGTGGATCCATCGTTAATGTTTCTGTAGATGATCAAGACTATGACATCGAAAAAATATTATCTGTAGATATTTCGGGAGGAAATGGGGTAGGAGCAGTAATAGAACCTATTGTATCCAAAAGAGGAAGAACTATATCATTCGATGGAAGAACCGTAGAGAATGGAGGTGGAATTAGTACAACAGGGAATAGAGTAGTATTTTTAAATGATCATAATTTAAATAATGGTGAAGAAATAATCTACAACTCAAATGGTAATACAGAGATTCCTATCGATTCTGCAGAATCTGTAAAACTCGTAAATAGTTCTTCTTACTATGTAAGAGTAGAAAATAATACTACAGTATCTCTCTTCGAAACATTAGAAGATTATAATTCAAACACAAACATTGTTGGATTTACTACAGGATCTTCTGGTACTCATAAATTTACTACAGCCTCTCGCAAAAACACTATATCTGAAATTAAAGTTTTAGATGGTGGAAGTGGTTATACAAACAGAAAATTAATTGTAAAATCATCTGGTATATCTACTACAACCAACTCTATCAATTTCCCAAATCACGGGTTCAAAACTGGTGAGTTGGTAAATTATTCTTTTGAAACATCGGCAATAACCGGCCTTTCAACATCAAAACAATATTATATTTTAAAAGTAGATGATAATTCATTTAGACTTTGTGATGCTGGAGTTGGTGGAACCAGTACTGTAGATTATGATTCATTATACTATACAAATTTGGAAAGTGTTGGATCTGGATATCAGTACTTTAGTTATCCTTCAATATCAGTTTCAATAAAATACAATCCTGTCGGATTTGGAACTTCTACTCAAACATATGAAGAAATTTCACTAACACCATCTGTAAGAGGTAGTATAGATCAGGTTTATGTGTATGATGGAGGTACTGGTTATGGATCTACAATTTTAAATTATCAAAAAAATCCGACAGTAACTATCAAAAACGGAAAAAGTGCATCATTGGTTCCAAATATTTCTAATGGACAAATAGTTTCTGTAAATGTGGACTTTGGTGGATTAGAATATTATTCTACCCCAGATTTAGTAGTCTATGATCCTACCAACGCTGGTTCTGGTGCCAAATTAAAAGCATCAATTAATAATGGTGCAATAACAAGTGTACAAGTAGAATCTACTGGTATTGGATATTCATCATCTTCCACTATAAAAGTAATTCCTGCAGGATCTAATGCATCATTAAGTCCTAACGTTAGACAACTTACAATAAATGCCAATTTCAAATATGGAAGTGAACTTTTATCGCAAACTGACAGTGATAAATTAAAATATAGTGTTATTGGATATTTTGATAACCTTAGAAGTTCTTTTTCAGAAAGTGCGGATATTGCAAATCCTTCTATTTCGGGAATAATTGGTTGGGCATACGACGGAAATCCAATATATGGTCCATTTGGATATGCAGATCAAGAAAATGCTGGATCTATAACTAGAACAAGTTCCAGTTATGTTTTAGATACTTCATATGTAGATAGACCATCTGGATTTGCATCAGGATATTTTGTAGAGGATTACAAATTCAACAACTCTGGTGATCTAGATGAATATAATGGTAGATTTGGAAAAACACAAGAATTTCCAAATGGAGTTTATGCTTATTTCGCAACTATTGATGCATTAGGAAATCCATCTTTCCCATATTTTATAGGAAATAGTTACAAATCAAAAGTTTTAGAAGAAAACAAAACTTTATCACAATCTTTTGATTTTTCAAGTACAAAATTGTTGAGAAATACAAATCCTTATAAAGTTTCTGACGAAAACGCTGGATATGACTTTATTCCTGAAATAGATGATATAAAAAATCAAAAAATAATTATCGAATCAGTTAATAATGGATCTGTAGAGTCATTTGACATAAAATCATCTGGTGTAGATTATAAAGTAGACGATCTATTGCAATTTGATAATAATGGTACTAATGGAAATGGAGCTTATGCGGCGGTTTCATTTGTTAAAGGTAAAAATATCACAGAATTGAATACCCAATTAGTAAAATATGAAAATTCAACATTTACTTGGTTAGATTCTGAAAAAATAAAAGTATTTATTTTGCCTAACCACAATTTGAGTAGTGGAGATTATGTAACTATTTCAGGATTTTCTACTACTTTATCATCTCTCAATAATACCTTTAAAATAAGTGTAGAATCTAAGAGTGCTATTGCAATTTCTAGTATTTCATCAGTTGCAAGCATAGGAACCACTGAAATATATGTTTCCAATATTCCTAATAATATTTCTATTGGTAGTAGTATTGGTATTGGGACAGAAACTGTAAGAGTTTTAGAAATCTATAAAAATAAAAATGCAATTAGGGTTGAAAGAGGTTTAACAGGAGTATCACACGATCAAAACTCCACAGTTACATTTTTACCAGATTCATTTACCATTAACACTCAATTAGAATATTTCAAATCAAAATTAGATGATAAAGTATTTTTCAATCCAACAGAAACGGTTGGAGTTGGAACAACGTCAGGAATAAATTACTTAACATCATATGATTTTGCACAAACTATTGGAATTCAACGCGGAATACCAACAAAATCCATATATCTTGAGGGTCATCCATTTAAAAACAATCAATTGATTTCATTTACGGCTAATGGATCACCAATTTCAATTTCCACAGATGGATTAAACACTTTGAATTTACCATCACAAGTTTATGTGGTAAATAAAAATTCAAATTTAATTGGAATAAAAACAGCATTAGATTCTGAAGAGGTATTTTTCCATACTTCTGGAAGCAATAATGATCTTTACTCTTTTGAAAAAACAAATGAAAAAGTACAAGGTACTGTATCTAAGATAAAGACAACTGTATCTGTCTCAACATCACACGGGATGGTTTTAAATGATGTCGTAAAACTGACGGTAAATCCAAATCTATCTGTTGGTATCGGAACTTCTACCTCCGTAAAAGTTTATAGAAACAATGATACGAACACCATATTGATTAATACTATTGGTTTTAGTTCTACAGGTGTAAACACATCAACCGATTCCATCAATATTGATGAACATGGATTTAGCAGTGGCGATAAAGTTTATTATTCATCAAATAATGTAATATCTGGATTGTCTACGGGCAATTATTATGTGTTTAAAGTCGATTCAAATAATATTAAACTTTGTAGATCTTACATAGAGTCTTTATCGTCTCCACCAACAAATGTAAGTTTTGCTTCTACTGGAGGGTCTTCTCATTCAATATCACCAATAAACCCAAGAATAAATTCTGTAAAGAATAATAATTTAGTATTTGATTTATCAGATCCTTCACTTCTTACATATAATTTCAAAATTTATAGAGATAATGAGTTTAAAGATGAATTTGTTTCTACAGCTTCCACCGATACATTTAACCTTAAATACGAATCAACAATAGGAACTGTTGGGGCAGCGTTAACAATTTCATATGATTCAAATTTACCCGAAAAACTTTACTATAATCTAGAAAAATCTGGATATATTAGTAGTACAGATAAGGATGTAAAAAATTATTCGGAAATAAATTACAAAGAAAGTTTGTATAATAATGAATATAAAATTGTAGGGACATCAGCAACTACCTTTGACATTATTTTGGAATCTTATCCAGAAGATTTATCATATGATAGTAATCAATGTGATACTTTGGAGTATATTACATCCTCCAAAACTGCTGAAGGACCTATCTCCAAAATAAAATTAATCTCTGGTGGTTTTGGTTATAAGAAAATTCCTAGTGTTAACACCATATCTTCCACCAATGGTAAAGATTCTTATATTGTTCCAAAATCGAATTCTATCGGTGATATAAAAGATTATAGAATTGTAAATGAAGAATTTGAATATTCCTTCGATCCAACTTTAAGACCAACGGCTTTTGTTTCACCAAGTATAGTAATCAAAGATTCAAATACTTTAGATGAAGTTTTGGTTCAGGATGGTGGTCGTGGATACATAGAAGCACCAGATCTAGTAATTGTAAATTCCGCAACTGGTGAAGAAATAAATTCTGGTCTTTTAACTGCAAATCTTTTAGGTGAATCCATATCTTCCGTAAATATAGATAATAATCCTACTGGTCTCCCAGAAGACTCTGTTAGTATTTTTACAGTTAATAATTCAAATGGAATAACAATAGCAAGAGTAGATTCTGATTCTACTGGAATATTTACTTGTTTTATCACAATACCTCCACTGGGATATGCAACTGATCCTTTTGCTCCTGGAGATGAAGTATTTTTGGAAGGAATACAAAAAATTAGTTCCGAAGGATCTGGATTTAATTCTGAAGACTATGGATATAAGTTTCTTGTAGTTGATAGTTATATTCAGTCTAGTCCATACGATAAGGTAGTATTTGATCTATCAGGTTCATCTAATGGAGGTTTAACAACAAACACTGGAATTGCAAAAACAATTCAAGATGGATTTGCGTATATTATAGATAAGAATGATTATCCAGTTTTTGATGTTATTCAAAAAAGGATAGACTTTATTATTGGGGAACAATTAATAGTAGATGGAGTCTCTGCAGATTTATTCGTTTCTTCATATGATGGATCAAGATTAAAAGTATCAGGAACATATGAATTAACAGAAGAACAATCGATACAAGGAAAAGAATCTGCAACTGTAGCTACAGTGAGCAATATTGAAAGAAATGACGGTATATTTAATGTTTCTTATTCAATACCAAAAGATTTTGGATGGAAAGATGATGTTGGAAAATTAAATCTAGATTCTCAGTTTATCCCAAATAATGATTATTATCAAAATCTTTCTTATAGTATAAGGAGTAGTAAAGAATACAGTGAAGTAGTGAAAGTTGTAAAACCTTTAGTTCATACAAGCGGACTAAAAGATTTTGTTGACACCGAATTATCTGCCTTTGACAATAAATTCCCACCACAATTCCCAACTGTAACTGGTTTAGAAGAAACAACAATCAACTATAATTTATATGATGATTTAAGAGTTGATACCGTAAACAGTTTTGATTTTGGATATGATTTTGATATAGATCAAGTAACTGGAAAAACAAGTTTTATAAAACTGATTAATAAAAAATTATCAGATTATGCTGAAAATATAGGGAACGAAGTAATTTCTATAGATGATATAAGCAATCAATTCTCGTTCTTTGAAGATAATCCACTTACAGTATTAAATGTCCAAAAATTAGATACTGATTCTACATATGATAATTTTATATTCAGAATAACTTCATCTGATGGAAGTGAAGTTCAATTAACTGATGTGGTAGTGCTTGGCAAAGGAGAATTGAAGTATCTGTTAGAGAGGGGAAGTGTCTCGAATGTAGGAACAACTACATTACATATTCCAGATGAAAAATATGGAGAAATTACAATAGAACGTGATGAATTTGGTGATGATTATTTAAGATTTGATCCAAAAGATCCGTTTGATACCGATTATGATTTAAAAATCATTAGGAATAAATTTGCATCATCTTCAGCAGGAATTGGAACAACTTCTATTGGATTTATTGACTTAATAAGCTCGACTGGAATTCTTACTTCAGGAATATCTTCATCTACTGTTGTATCACTTGATAATACATCATTCAAATCTTTGTATGCAAATATTCAAGTAATTGACGATGTTACCGAGGAATTGAATTTTGTTGAATTGTATGTTACTTCAGACGGATCAAACACATATATATCAGAATTTTATGCAGACACTGATATTGTAACATTTTCAAATACACCAATAGGATCGTTTAATTCAGAAATTTCTGGAGGATCTTTAAAGTTAAATTATTTTAATACGGAATCAACAAATGTCACACTTAGATCAAGAATAGTTGGTTTTGGTGCAACTTCTGTTGGCGTTGGAACTTATAGATTTAAATTGGATAGACAACCAGATGGATCAGAAAGAACTGCAATCTATCAGTCAGATTATGTTAATGGGGTTGGTGTAAGCACAGTATTTTCTATTGATAAAAATCTTTTCAATGCTACAAAATCTATAGTAGAAGTTAGCGTCGGTTCAACAAAAGCTGTCCATCAACTAATGATGGTATTTGATGATACAGATACTTATTTACAGCAGTCAGCAATTCTCAGCGTAAGTGGTATTTCCACTTTTGATACTGCACTGGGAATAGGAACCTTTACTGGTAATGTTTCTGGTTCTAATTTGAACGTAGAATTCCATCCAGATGCAGAATATTCCTCACAAAATATTGACATAAGCGCATTCACACAAGTATTTTATACTGATATTGATATCTCCAATATACCAGATGAACTGGAATATGGTAATAATGTAGAATTGCAAGAACTGGCATTCTATAACTCAATCAATGGTAATAGAATTAATGCCACTGCTTTTGATGCAACTTCAGATGGAACTAAGATTTTCCTAAAATCTTTTGATCCACAGGATACGAATGTATTGAATGCTGCTACTGGTGAATTTAGTATCACAAATCACTTCTTTAAGGATGGAGAAGAATTAATTTATACTCCAAAATCATCAATTGTTGGAATTGCAACAACTGCTCTGACATATAGCAATGTCGGTAGTGGTGTAACTGGTATTTTACCATCTACAGTATTTGCAGTCGTATCGAATAATAACTATGATAAGTTCCAAATATCCACAACAAGAAGTGGGACAGCAGTAACATTTACAGATCTTGGTGGTGGAAATGTACACCAGTTTGAGATGAAGGAAAAGAATTCCAAGTCAATTATTGTTATTGATAACCTAATTCAAAGTCCCCTCTCTTTCTCAAAAATATCACATACTCTATCGGAAAATATTGGATCAGCAACCACATTATTTAATCTAAGTGGTATATCTTCCATCAATCCTTCAGATGTTTTAAAAATTGAGGATGAATATATTTACGTTACAAACGTAGGTCTCGGAACTTCTTCTGTCGGTCCAATATCTAATTTTGGAACGTTTAATTTGGTCGAAACTAAACGAGGATTTGTTGGAACTATCTCAACATCACATACCACATCAACTCAAGTTGATGTGTATAGAGGATCATATAATATTGTAGAAAATACACTACACTTTGTGGATCCACCAAGAGGTAATTCGCAGATAGATAAAACAGAATCAAACTTAGATTATTCTACATCAACATTTAGTGGCAGAGTATTCTTAAAATCTGATTATTCTTCAAATAAAGTTTATGATGATATATCAGACTCTATCAATGGAATTGGTAGGACATTTACCCTGACAGTTGGAGGAGCAAATACAACTGGAATAGGAAGTACTGGTGGAAATGGAATTATTTTGATAAACGGGTTATATCAACAACCAACGACAGATAATAATCCAAATGGAAATTACATAATAACAGACACTGCTGGTGTCACAACAGTAACATTCTCGGGTATTACAGTTCCAAATAGTGATCCACTGGAGTATATTAGTTCAGATGAGGATATTAATCAAAATGAAACTCCAAGAGGTGGAGTTATAGTTTCTCTTGGATCAACTACTGGTCTTGGATTTGCACCACTAGTAGCTGCTGATGTATCTCTATCTGCTTTTGGTCCTTTTAAACCAATACAAACCATCACCGTAAACAATGTAGGATCTGGATATAGAGAGCCTGTTACTGTTACTGTATATGACCCAACACAAGACGCTGGTGGAGATCCTGCAACAGTTACAGCGACAGTAGGAGCAGGTGGTACACTGTCCTTCTCGATAGGTGCTGGTGGAACTGGATATAACAATCCACAATTATTGATTCCATCACCAACCTATGAAAATCTTCCTGTAATCGGTGTTTCTAGATTGAGTGTTGGATCTACAACAGAAACTGGAATTGGATTGTCTGTAAGTTTAAAAGTAGAAGCGATACCTTCTGCTGGAATAGGATCAACATACTTTGGTGTTACAGAATTTGATATTACAAAAACTGGATATTCTTTCAGAAAGGGTGATGTATTTAAACCTGTAGGACTTGTTACGGATGCATCTTTGGGATCACCGATTTCGGAGTGTGAATTTACTGTACTTGAAGTTTATTCGGATAAATTCTCTGCTTGGGAATTTGGCAACTTAGACTTTATTGACTCCATTTCTTCATATCAAGATGGTGTTAGAACTGTTTTCCCAATATTCTACAATGGAGATCTATTGAGTTTTGAAACACCATCAGATTCTAGAATAAATCTGCAAAATAATTTATTGATATTCATTAATGGTGTTTTACAAGTACCTGGAGTAAATTATGAATATAGTGGAGGAACCTCATTTAGATTTACACAAGCACCAATACCTGAAGATGTTATATCAGTATATTTCTATAAGGGTTCTCTTGGAGATACGATTATAGAAACTGGAATTGCAGAAACTATTAAAAAAGGAGATGTTGTACAACTTGTAAAAAATAATGTTTATCCAGAAGTTCCAGATCAAAATAAGAGAACAGTAACTGATATAACTGTTGCAGATAAATTTGAAACTAATGTTTATTCTGGACCTGGAGTTAGTACATCTACAAGATTGTTGAATTGGACTAAACAAAAAGTTGATAAGAAAATAAATGGCGAATTTGTTTTCAAATCTAGAGATTCTTTGGAATCATTAGTATATCCTGTTGTTAATATAATTGGCGATTTAAGCACAACTGACAAAGAAATATTTGTTGATAGTATTGACCTTTTTGACTATGACTCGCCATCTTCCTTTGATGCCATTGTAATAAATGGAATTTCCACAGTTGCTTCTGGTAATGTGGAGTTAATTACAAACTTTACAACAATTCAGGGTCAAAGTGGTGCTATAACTGAAATCTCATCAACATCATCTCCAAACTTAGCTATAGAATTTACTTTTGATACTCTGGTTGGTACAGATTTACAAGTTGGATATCCAATTTATGTCTTTAACACTTTAGTTGGAAATGGAGTCACATCTATTTCATTCTCAGATTCTGAAACTATTGGTATTGGAACAGAATATTTGGATAATGTTTATAGAGTTGATGCATTAGATGAGGCTTCGGGTATCGTTACTTGTAGAGTACATTCCGCTTCCAATCTTTCTGGAATTTCTACAACAGGAACAATAAACTATCCTGTAGGTAGATATTCTTGGGGAAGATTGTCAAATACCGCTACATTGGTAAGGTCTTCAAATCCAATATCAATAGGTGTTACTGGACTGACTGCTTCTGGATTATCCACATACCCCATTCTTCAAAGAAGAGGAATTGGGTTGAGACAAACTGGATCTCTACCTAAAGTATTATAAATACCTAAAAAACTATGTTAACATGGCTGCTGTCGTAACAGATCAATTTAGAATACTGAATGCTGGTAATTTTGTAGATTCTGTATTAGATAATAATAACTCATATTATGCATTTTTAGGATTGTCAAATTCAACTGCTGCTGGATTTGGTAGAACTAGCGATTGGTCTTCTAATCCAAGTGGTCCACCAAGTCCAACAGACAATCTTCAATATAATTCTCACTACAGAGATACTGCTCTTTTTGGTAGAAGAATAACCAGTGCTAATGTAAGGAGGGTTGTAAGAAAGGTTGCTTGGACGGAAAATACTTCCTATGATATGTATAGGCATGATTATAGCACTTCAAACTTAACTCCAAATTCTGGAACAAGTAGGTTGTATGATGCAAATTATTATGTAATTAATTCTGACTTTAGAGTCTATGTTTGTTTAGATAATGCATCAAGTGGAACAAACTTGAAAGGCGACAGATCTAAATTTGAACCAACATCCACAGATTTGCAACCATTTTCTGCAGGGGCTGATGGATATTTGTGGAAATATCTTTTCTCAATTTCTCCAAGTGATATTATTAAATTTGATTCAACGGAGTATATTGTTCTTCCAAATGATTGGTTGACTTCAACAGAATCTAATATACAAACAATTAGAGAAGCAGGTGATTCTGATGTAAATTTAAATCAAATAAAAAAAGTATATATTAAAAGTGCTGGAACTGGATATTCTAACGGAACATATAATATTTTAGGTGATGGTTCTGGTGCTACGGTTTCTATAACAGTAAATGCTAGTGGGGCAATTACATCAGCAAATATTGTTACTGGTGGAAGTGGATACACCTATGGAATAGTCGATTTGCAGAGAACAGGAACCATATCATCTCCAGCAGAATTGATACCTATTATACCACCATCTAGAGGTCATGGATATGACATTTATAAAGAACTTGGTGCGGATAGAGTTTTAGTTTATGCAAGATTTGATGATTCCACTAAGGATTTTCCATCTGATACTAAATTTGCCCAAGTTGGATTGATAAAAAATCCAAAAGAATTTTCCGGAATCTCTACTTATACTGGTTCCACATACACATCTCTATATGCTCTAAAATTAGATAGTGCTTACACAGGAACTCCTAATCCGGGTGAAACTGTAACCCAGACACAGAGTTCTAGTAGTATTGCTAAAGGTTACGTAGCATCTTATGATACTGATACTAAGGTTTTAAAATATTTTAGAGATCGCTCACTATTTTTAACAAATGGAGTAAGTCAGCAAGATAGCACAGACATTGCTGTAGGATCAAAAATAGTTGAATTTAATAATTCTGATAATATAACATTTTCAGTGGCAACTAGCACTAATGTATCTGCAGGATTTACTGGAAGTTCTGAAAATGGTGTGGCACTCGGTGTCAATTTTACTGGAGGACTTGCAAATCCAGAGATAAATAAAAAGACAGGGGATATTATTTACATTAGTAATAGACCTGAAGTTGAAAGAAATCTTAGGCAAAAAGAAGACGTTAAAATCATTCTGGAATTCTAAAAAAGATGTCACAAAAAACAGACTTAAATATCAACCCATATTTTGACGACTTTGATTCGGGTAAAAATTTTTATAAAGTCTTATTTAAGCCAGGATATCCTGTTCAGGCAAGAGAACTAACCACTCTACAATCAATATTACAAAATCAAATAGAATCTTTTGGAAGTTACACTTTCAAAGATGGTACTGTAGTTATACCAGGAAATATTGTATATGATGATCAATTCTATGCAATCAAACTGAATCCAACATCTTTTGGTGTGGATGTTTCCATCTATATCAATAATTTCATTGGTAAAAAAATTACAGGACAAAGATCTGGATCTACAGCAACTATTCAATACATTGCTCTTCCAGATGGTCAGGAAGTAGAAAATGTAACACTATATGTTAAGTATGTAGATTCGAATGATAATTTCGAATTTGAACAATTTGAAGATGGAGAATCTTTATATGCTGATGAAGATGTAATATATGGAAATACTGTAATTAGTGCTGGAACACCCTTTGCATCTTTAATAGATTTAAATGCATCATCCATAGGATCCGCTGCGTCAATTGGAGACGGTGTTTATTTTATTAGAGGATATTTTGCAAGAGTATCTAAGCAAACCATATTGTTAGATAATTATACAAATACCCCATCATATAGAGTTGGTCTAAAAATTGAAGAATCTATAGTTAATGCAAAAGATGATTCTTCTCTCAATGACAATGCAAAAGGATTTACAAACTATGCTGCTCCTGGTGCAGATAGATTAAAAATAAATCTTACCCTATCTAAAAAATTATTATCAGACACAAACGATACTGATTTCGTAGAACTTTTAAGAGTCGAAAATGGTAAGATTAAAATAATAGAAAATAAAACAGATCTTGCTAGACTTGGTGATTATTTTGCAGAAAGAACATATGAAGAATCTGGACATTATGCGCTAGAGAATTTTGCAATATCATTACATAATTCTTTAAATGATAGATTGGGTAATGATGGATTATTTTTCTCAAATCAAGATACGGATCAATTAAATACACCTTCAGATGATTTGATGTGTGTAAAAGTTTCTCCAGGAGAGGCTTATGTTGGGGGATATAACATAGAAACCGTTTCAAATACAATTATAGACGTAGAGAAACCAAGAGATACTAAATCTATTGATACTGCAAATATTCCATTTGAGATGGGCAATTTGCTCAGAGTCAATAATGTGTCTGGAGCATTAAAGCAAAAAGAATCTGTTAATCTATTCAACCAGTCTGCTGGTGGTGGAACACAAATTGGTGATGCTAGAGTATATACATTCAATCTAACTGGTTCTGCATATGTTGATGCATCTACAAGTTGGGATTTATACTTGTATGATGTTCAAACATATACATCATTAACTTTAAATACTCCTGTAGCACCATTATCACTTATAACATCATCTTTTATCAAGGGTAAGAGTAGTGGTGCTAGTGGTTATGCAGTTGATTCTGGAACTGGAAGTTCAGTAAGTATTAGACAAACTTCTGGATCTTTTATAGTAGGAGAACAACTTATTATCAATGGTGTTGATGCTTCAGCGACAGTATCATCATTTACTGTTTATGGAACTCAAGATATTAAATCTGTAACCCAGAGCGGACTTTCAGGATTCCCCAATTTTTCTGGAGATTCTGTTTTAGAGTCTAGACCTCTTCCAAATGGAGTTACTGGTGGAACCATAACTGGTAGTAATACTTTAACAAGTCCAGGAAAAGTTTTCACCGGTGTCAAAGTTGGTGATATTATCAGATATCAAATTGGATCGGGAGATGAAATCTTCAATAGAGTAACCGCAAATAATGGGACAACACTTTCCCTTGCAGCCGGACCAACTGTTTCTGGAGTGTCCGATGGTACGGTAACAAATGGAACATATTCCTCTATTAAACTTGGTATTCCAACTTTAAGAAATCAAGAAAAAGCAAGTCTTTATGCACAACTTCCAGATTCAAATATTGAATCTGTTGATCTTTCTGGATCTACTCTAAAGATATCAGAACAAATTACCAATGAGACGACAAATGGATCTGGTTCTTTAACATTCGCTCTCTCAGATTTAAGTAGTGGGATTACAAGTGCATTCTTTGACCCATTTGATGAGGAAAGATATTCTGTTCATTATACTGGAGGCGGTATTGGTACAGTAACTTCCGATGCGTTTTCTATTAGTTCAAACACAGTAACTATTAATGCATTATCCACATCAGAATCTGGCATTGTAGTTAATGCAACTCTGACTAAGAGTGGAATTAGAAGTAAAATTAAGGAATATACAAGAAGTTCCGTATTAGATGTTGTATATTCCAAGTATCAACAGTCTGGATCGGATGCTAATAATTCGATTTCCGATGGATTGACATATAACTCCAACTATGGACTTAGAGTTCAGGATGAAGAGATTTGTTTAACTTGGCCAGATGTATCTAAAGTACTTGTTGTTCTGGAGTCTTTAGATGAAAATGCTCCTAGTTTGGATCAAATTCAATTTTTTGATAGTTCTGTAGTTAGTAATGCTATTGTTGGTGAAAATATTGTCAGCACTACTGGAAGTGCTGTTGCAAGAGTTGTTTCAAAGTCACTACCATTAACCTTATCTGTAGTATATTTAAACAGCAATAAATTTGCCGCAGATGAAATTGTAACTTTAGAAGAATCAAACAATACAGCACCAATACAGACAATAACTAATGGTTCATATAAAAATGTTACCACTTCATTTAAGTTAAATAAGGGACAAAAAGATGAATACTATGATTATTCCAAATTAGTTAGAGGATCAAATTCATCTGTTCCTTCCAGAAGATTAAAAGTAGTCTTTGATCATTACACTGTCCCATCATCGGATGAAGGTGATGTTTATACTGTATTGAGTTATGATAAAGAAAGATTTGCTGAGGATATTCCTCTCATTGGAAAAAATTCTGTAAGAGCATCTGATACTTTAGATTTTAGACCAAGAGTTTCCCAATTTGTAGCTACAGATAAATCTCCATTTGATTTCGATTCAAGGTCATTTGGAACTTTACCAAAGTTTATCCTGAAACCAAAAGAAAATTCTTTATTGGGTTATTCTTACTATCTCCCAAGAATAGACAAAATTTATTTGGATACTTATGGAAAGTTTATTGTAGAAAAAGGAATCTCTGCAGTAGAACCAAAAGCACCTTCAAATAAAAATCCAGATGGATTAATGGATTTGGCAACTATTACGCTGCCAGCATATCTTTACAATCCAGATGACGCTCAAATTTCTCTCGTTGATAATAGAAGATATACAATGAGAGATATTGGAAAACTTGAAGATAGAATTGAGAATCTAGAAACTTTAACATCACTTTCACTGTTAGAACTCAATACACAAACACTTCAAGTCAGAGATGCTGATGGAAATGACAGATTTAAAACAGGATTCTTTGTAGACGATTTCAAAAATAACTCATTAATTAACGTCGATGTATCTTCTATTCAAGTAGATTCCGCATCTCAGGAATTGACTACAATTACAAGTAGAAATACCTTAAAACCACAAATCGCTCCATCTACGGACATTACCGACGAAAACTTAGATATTTCGACAAATTATGATTTATTGGATTCGAATGTTCAAAAAACAGGAAATACTATTACATTAAAATATGATAGTGTTGGTTGGATTGAACAACCTTTGGCTACCAAGGTTGAAAATGTAAACCCATTCCATGTTGTTTCCTATAATGGATTTGTCACTTTATCGCCAAAAAGTGATAGTTGGACAAGAACAGTTAGACTGGAAGAATCAGTTACATCCACAAACAGAAGAGTTGCAGATCCAAATCGTGCTGGTCAAGTAACAACATCTGTTTCTTCGAGAGATGTAGTAGTATCTTCTGGAAATGAGCAGTACATGAGATCCAGAAATACAACATTTTCGGCTACAAACTTAAAACCACTTACAATATTCTTCCAATTCTTCGACGGAAATGGTAGTGTTGATTTTGTCCCCAAATTATTAGAAATTTCCAACGATCCTTCATTAGTAAATTATGGATCTTCTGGATCTTTCTCTGTAGGTGAAACTGTAATTGGATATAAGGATGGTGTAGAAATAATAAGATTTAGATTATGTTCAGGAAATCATAAGTCTGGTCCTTTTAATGCTCCAACAAAAACATTCGATATAAATCCATACATAAAAACCGAAAACTTACAAGAAACATATAGTCAATCGTCAAAAGTTCTCAATATTGATACATATGCACTTTCTGAAGAGGCACAAGGCAAATATTATGGTTACGTTGAAACTGGTGCAAAATTAATTGGACAAACTAGTGGATCAGTTGCATACGTAAAAGATCTTCGTCTTATTAGTGACAATTATGGGGACTTATTGGGAACCTTCTTCTTAAAAGATCCTCTTGCTGTTCCAGCTCCAACTGTTAGAATTACAACAGGAACTAAAACTTACAAATTGACGAATAGTTCTACTAACGCAGAACCACTTCCTGGAAGCAAATTGCAGTCTACTGCAGAAACATCCTATAAATCTGAAGGAAGATTTGAAGTTCGTCAAGTACAAACAACAAGAGTAAGAACAGAATTTTATGACCCATTAGCACAATCTTTCAGTGTTGGTGGTAATGGAGACAATGATGATGCTAATGGTGCATTCTTGACCGCTGTTGATCTATTCTTTGCATCTAAACCTTCTGGAAATGATCCAGTAACAATTGAAGTTAGAACTGTTCAGTTGGGAACTCCTACCCGCGACATAATTGGAAATCCAGTTACATTAACTCCTAATCAGGTAAATACCTCTTCAACAGGAGAAGTTGCAACAAAAGTTACTTTTGACTATCCAATATATCTTGCCCCAGGCGAAGAGTATGCAATTGTTGCTGTAGCACCAACTACAGACGAATATGAAATGTGGATTGCAGAAATGGGAGAAAAAACTGTAAATACACAATCCCTCCCAGACGCTGAAGCAGTTATATATTCCAAACAGTTTGCTCTTGGTAGTTTGTTCCTGTCTCAAAACGGATCTATCTGGACAGCAAATCAATACCAAGATATGAAGTTTAAACTTTATAAGGCTAAGTTTACTTCAAATACTGGAACTGCATTCTTCTACAATCCAACACTGGATGAAAGTAATGGTTATGTAGAAACACTTGGAAACAACCCATTGGTAACGTTACCAAAGACCGTAACACTAGGAATTACTACAACTTCCGAGGCAAGTGTAACTGGAATTTTAACCGCAGGAAGAAAAATTTCAGGTTCAAATGATTTTGGTTATGGATATATTGTTGGTACAGGAGGATCTGTTACTAACGCATCTGTTACGGATGGAGGAACAAATTATGTTTCAGGAACATACAGTTTAGACACCACAAATATTGTTGGTAATGGTTCTGGATTAGTACTGAATGTCACCTCAACTAATGGAGTGTTAAGTTTTAATTCCGTTACTACTGCTGGAAATGGATATCAAGTTGGTGATGTTGTAGGTGTTGTTGCTTCTGGCCAAGGAAGAAATGCTAGATTTACAATCTCCGCAATTTCAGGATTGGATACTTTATATCTGTCTGGTGTTCAGGGTGAAAAGGGAGCATCCAAGACATTCCAAGTTGGAGCAGGATTAAGTTATTATAATGATGCTGGAAATATTGTAT